CTCAAGTTGTAATGAACCTTACATCGCACACTAGCGATTCCCGTTACTTGAGGGTAAAATGAATTCCCTCCTTCCACCCTAATATTTTAGAGAGATATGAGAAAATATATTTTTGATGTTGATGGAACTCTAACACCAAGCAGACAAGTAATCGAGTCTGATTTTTTAAGTTATCTTTTGGGATTTGCAGATAACTGTAAAATGTATATCGTTACAGGTAGTGATAAAGATAAAACACTAGAACAACTTGGAGAAGAACTTTGCAATAAATGCCAAAAAGTTTATAATTGTTCTGGTAGCGATGTATATGAAAATGGGAATAATGTTTATCAATCAGATTGGGTTTTGCCAGAAGAGGTAAAACTATTTTTACAAGATGAATTGGATTATAGTCAGTTTCCATTAAGAACTGGTAAACATATAGAGACAAGACCTGGTGGAATTAATTTCAGTATTCTTGGTAGAGGGGAGAATGATTTGGATGAAAGAAAAATGTATGTTGAACATGATCATAGTACCAATGAAAGAGTAGATATTGCGAATAGATTAAGAGATAGATTTCCAGAACTCAATGTTCAGATAGGAGGTCAAACAGGTCTTGATATATCAAACACAGATAAGAGTCAAATACTCAGAGATTTTGATCCTACAGATGAAATACATTTCTTTGGAGATATGATGGGTAAAGGAGAAAATGATTATCCTTTAGCAAAAGCAGTTGAAGAAATGGGCGGTTTTACGTACCATGTTAAAGATCATAGAGACACCTTTTTTAGGTTGATGGAGTTATAACCGAATAAAGATGTAGGGGATTCAACATTCCCCTTTTTTATGCCATATGATTAAATAGTAGTGTCGCCTTCGGGGACAACAAAACACAAACTCGCTTAACAAGGAGCTAACAATGACTAATTTAGCAACGTATCATGCTGCCAACCTTCCAGAATTGATGAAGGTGATACGACAAAATGGCATAGGTATGGATGATTACCTAGATAGATTTTTTAACGAATCGCCCATACAAACAAATTATCCACCATATAATTTAATACAATTAAACAACCATGAATCGAAACTCGAAATCGCACTTGCGGGGTTCAAGAAAGATGAACTCAAAGTCTTCACGGAGTTTGGAAAACTATTTGTGGAAGGCAGAAAAGAAGAATCGGAAGTTGATGGAACGTTTATCCACAAAGGATTGGCCCAACGAAGTTTTAAACGAGTTTGGACGGTCTCAGACGATACGGAGATTGGATCCGTCGAGTTTGCAGATGGACTGCTCACCGTGGATTTGAATAAGATAGTTCCAGAACATCATGCTCGTAAGGAGTATCTATAAATAAAATATCAAGGGATCTTGACGATCCCTTTTTTTATGTTATAATATATACGTTGAATAAGGGCATTGTGTGTGCTCGTAAGTCCCCCCGATGATACAATGGGTCTGAGTATAAGCAGAATATGTATCCTTCAACTGCTGCATGTCCCTTTGGTGGTTTCAGACATGGAGGCGACAGGAAACCACTACTTCCTAGTAAATTAAGATCGGAAAATGTCTGTTAAACTAATTTTGTTAAAATCAGGGGACCAAATAATCTCTGATGCAAAAGAGTTAGTCATGGGTGAAGATGATAAGAATCAAAAGATTGTAGGATATCTCCTAACTGATCCTTTTAAAATTGTCAGTCAGAAACCTCTTCTTCTAACTGAAGAAATAAACAATAATGATGCTTCAGTTGAGATTACCTTATCTCCTTGGATTCTTTTAACTTCGGATAAATCGATTCCAATTAAACCTGATTGGGTAGTAACGGTTGTTGAACCATTAGAATCTGTTAAAAAAATGTATGAGGATCGACTAAATGAGCTCAAAAAACAAACAAGTGAAGGGACTTCTACTTAAAGTTGATAATGTTGTCATCTGTGAAGTAGAAGAGATTCAAGCAGAATTAGGGGAACCTGATTGTAAAATAATGAATCCTTACCAATATGATAAGGATACTGGTCTAACACCTTGGCCAGATTTTGCAGGAAAAACTGAGTTGATGCTAAGATCAGATGATATACTAACAATGGTAGAACCTAAACAAGAAATTATTGATCAGTATCTTGAACTAACTAAATAATGCGTTTTTATACTAACGTCCAGATGGTTGGAGACAACTTCTTAGTTCGTGGTTACGAAAATGGAAAACATTTCGCAATCAGAGAGAAGTTTTATCCAACCCTTTTTGTTCCATCTAAAAGGAAATCAAAATACAAAACACTGGATGGTGAATATGTTGAATCTGTCGAACCTGGCACAGTTCGCGATTGTCGCGAATTTGTCAAGAAGTATGACGGTGTTGAAAACTTTAAGATATATGGAAATGATAGATATATCTATCAATATATCTCAGAGAAATATCCAGAACAAGAAATAAAGTTTGATATTAGTAAGATCAAACTCTTTTCATTAGATATTGAGGTTAAGTCTGAGAATGGATTCCCAGATGTAGAATCTGCTGCAGAAGAGATATTATTAATCACAATACAAGACTATACAACAAAAAAGATTATTACTTGGGGACAAGGACCTTTTAATAATACACAAGAGAACGTAACATATAAACAATTTAATTCAGAGTATGAACTTCTAAATGCATTCATTAACTGGTGGATGATAGAAGATAATACACCAGAGGTTGTTACTGGTTGGAATATTCAACTATATGATATCCCTTATATCTGTCGTAGATTGGATCGTGTATTAGGTGAGAAGTTAAAGAAACGTATGTCCCCTTGGGGATTGGTGACAGAAGATACAACTGTCATTATGGGACGAGAGCATATTACATATGATATTGGTGGTGTATCACAGTTAGACTACTTAGACTTATATAAGAAGTTTACTTATACCAATCAAGAATCATATAGATTGGATCATATTGCTAATGTTGAACTTGGACAAAAGAAGTTAGATCACTCTGAGTTTGATACATTTAAGGATTTCTATACAAATGGTTGGCAAAAGTTTGTAGAATATAATATAGTTGACGTGGAACTTGTTGACCGTTTGGAAGACAAGATGAAGTTGATTGAACTTGCTGTTACAATGGCACTTGACGCAAAGGTAAACTTTGTAGATGTGTTTTATCAAGTTCGTATGTGGGATACTATAATATATAATTATCTCAAACAAAGAAAGATTGTCATTCCTCCCAAGGAAAGATCTGATAAGGACGCAAAATACGCAGGTGCTTATGTCAAGGAACCGAAACCAGGAAAGTATGATTGGGTTGTCTCTTTTGACCTTAACTCTCTGTACCCTCATCTTATCATGCAGTATAATATTTCGCCAGAAACCCTCTGTGAACAACGGCATCCATCCGTTACAGTTGATAGACTCCTCAAAGAGCAAGAGGTAATTGATGGGGATTATGCTGTATGTGCAAATGGAGCACAATACAGAAAGGATGTTCGTGGGTTTTTGCCAGAGATTATGGAAAAGATATACAAAGATCGAACTGTTTATAAAAAGAAAATGCTTGCTGCAAAACAGGCATATGAAAAGAATCCATCCAATGCTCTTACTAAGGAGATTGCTAGGTGTAATAATATACAGATGGCACGTAAGATTCAGTTGAACTCTGCTTATGGTGCTATTGGTAATCAATATTTCCGTTATTATAAATTAGCAAACGCAGAGGCAATTACTCTGTCGGGGCAGGTATCTATTCGATGGATTGAGAATAGAATGAATGCCCATATCAATAAAATTTTAAAAACTGACGGAGAAGATTATGTTATTGCTTCAGATACTGATTCCATTTATCTTAATTTGGGTCCTCTGGTTGAGGCTGTATACAAGGGCAGAGAGAAAACTAATGAAAGCGTTGTCACGTTCCTTAACAAGGTGTGTGAAAATGAATTTGAGCCTTTTATTGAGAGTTCTTACGAAACGTTGGCCAAGTACGTAAATGCTTATGATAATAAGATGGTCATGGCACGAGAGAACATTGCTGATCGTGGTATATGGACTGCTAAAAAACGTTACATTTTAAATGTATGGGATAGTGAGGGTGTTCGATATGAAGAACCCAAACTTAAGATGATGGGTATTGAGGCAGTTAAATCCTCAACACCAGCACCTTGTCGTACTATGATTAAGGATGCACTTAAACTTATGATGAATGGTACTGAAGATGAAGTTATTACTTTCATTGAGAATGCCCGTAAGAAATTTAAAGCACTTCCACCAGAAGAAATAGCATTTCCTCGTACAGCAAATAATCTGCAAAAGTACAAATCATCGTCTGACATTTACGTAAAAGGAACTCCTATACATATACGGGGTGCATTGCTGTTTAACTATTATCTTAAAAAGAAAAAGTTAACAAATAAATATTCTGCTATTGAAAATGGAGAGAAGGTTAAATTTCTCTATTTAAAGAAACCAAACATAATACAAGAGAATGTATTATCATTCATCCAAGACTTCCCTACAGAGTTTGGTTTAACACAGTATATTGATTATGAATTACAGTTTGAAAAAAGTTTTGTATATCCTCTAAAAGCAATTTTAGATGCGATTGGATGGGAAGTCGAAAGAAGAGTTACCTTAGATTCATTTTTCTCCTAATGGAATTACCTATTAATGATAAAGATTTGGCAACAATCGTAAATGCACTTTCTCTTGGGGGAGATGCACGGTTGTATCATCTATTGAAAGATGTTAAGCAGGACAGACAGCAAAGAGATACCAATACTGACGGACCAACGGGGTATGCAGTATGATTATCGTTTATATAATTATTGCACTACTTTTCTTTCTGGTTGGTTGGGGTTTGTACCTAACCTTTGGACCAGGTAAAGAAGAGTTAAGAGATGCTATTGATGAACATGCTAAGATGCATGAGTTGGGAATAGCACATGGTCATGGTGGGAATTCTGAGGCATATAAAATGTCTGGTAAACTTGAACACAATCACGATTAACAATGTTTTTTGATAAAGTGAGTTTGGTAACTGGTGGATTTGATCCTATTCACAGTGGACATATAGCATATTTTAAAAGAGCTAAAGATCTTTCTAACTATTTGGTTGTTGGTATTAACAGCAATGAATGGTTAACCCGTAAGAAGAGTCAATACTTTCAATCATGGGTAGAAAGAGCAGAGATTATTAGACATCTTGATATGGTAGATGCTGTTATTTCTTGGGATGATAGCGACGAATCTGCCTGTGGTGCTATTGCTAAGTGTTTAGATATTTCTAACACAGTTGTTTTTTGCAACGGTGGAGATAGAAAAAAAGGAAACACACCTGAGATAGATGGTTATGGTAAAGATCCCAGAGTTCAATTTGAATTTAGTATAGGTGGAGAAGATAAAATGAACAGTAGTTCATGGATACTTCGTGGATATTTTGAAAGACAACGTAAATTATTAGGAATATGAAAAAAGAACTTCTAAGTTTAATTAAAGAGAAAGGTTATCGTAAAGGTGAGTTTACTCTTACATCTGGTAGAAAATCAGAACATTATGTAAATTGTAAACCAGTTATATTAAGTGCTCGTGGATTAACTCTTGCTTCTATTATGTTATTAGAACATGTAGAAACATCAGTAGTAGCAGGTCTTACTCTTGGAGCAGATCCTCTAGTATCTGGAGTAGCAGTTATATCAGGTTTAGATAATCGAATTGTTGATGCTCTTATAGTCCGTAAGGAATCAAAAGGTCATGGAACTGATGAGTATATTGAAGGTCCTACATTTCCAGAGGGAACAGAAGTAACTGTTCTTGAAGATGTAGTAACCACAGGAGAATCTTCTATTAAAGCAGTAAAACGTCTAAGAGATGCAGGTTATGTTGTTAAACGTGTAGTATCAATAGTTGATAGACAAGAAAATGAAGAAGCAACTACGGCATTTAAATTGTTAGATGTTGAATATCATAGTATATTCTTGCTTGAGGAAATTGTAGAATGATCTTTTGGGATTGACTATTTTGAATATATGGAGTATGATATAAATGAACCATTATTAACTCAAGTTAATATAATAGATAATTTCTTCCCTCCAGAAGTTTTTATAGAGGTACATAAGTGGTTTACAGAGGAATGCTACTGGTTTTATAATCCTTATGTAAATAAGGAAGGAGATCATCCTGATGATTATCAATTCCAACATGTATTTTTATTACCAGGTCGTGGACCAGTAACAGATTGTATGTTTGCATTACAACCTTTTTTTGAAAGAATACATGCTTCTGAATGGATAAGGGTTAAGGCAAATCTAAGACCTAAATGCCATGAAATGAGGATAGGAGGTTTTCATATAGATTATGAAGATTGTATTACTTCTATATTTTATTTCAATGATAATAATGGACAGACAACTTTTGAATCTGGTGGATATGTGAAAAGTGTTGCAAATCGTTTAATTACTTTTCCTTCCAATCTTAGACATTCAGGTTCAACGTGTACTGACGCAAAAGCACGTTTTGTGCTAAACTTAAATTATAGACCACCAACTTAGTTATGGACTTTTTAAAAGAAATAGTAAAGGAGATAGGTGACGAATACACCCAAGTCGCAGCAGACATCCAAGAAGACGAACGATTCATCGACACAGGTTCGTACATCTTTAATGGACTGGTTAGCGGTTCCATTTTTGGTGGTGTATCTAGTAATAAGATTACTGCCATCGCTGGCGAGTCTAGTACAGGCAAAACTTATTTCTCCCTTGCTGTCGTCAAAAACTTTTTGGATAGTAACCCTGATGGGTATTGCCTCTATTTTGATACTGAAGCAGCAGTTAATAAGGGACTACTTGAGTCACGTGGGATTGATATGAACCGCCTAGTGGTGGTTAATGTGGTCACCATTGAGGAATTCCGTACTAAGGCACTTAAGGCAGTTGATATATACTTAAAAACAACTGAAGAAGAACGCAAACCTTGTATGTTTGTGTTAGATTCTCTAGGTATGCTTTCTACAGAGAAAGAGATTAGAGATGCATTAGATGATAAGCAGGTCAGGGATATGACCAAATCCCAACTTGTTAAAGGAGCATTTAGAATGCTTACACTTAAACTTGGTCAAGCAAACATTCCCTTAATAGTTACAAATCACACATACGATGTTATCGGCAGTTACGTCCCTACTAAAGAAATGGGAGGCGGCAGTGGCCTCAAATATGCCGCGTCTACAATCATTTATCTCAGCAAAAAAAAGGAAAAGGATCAGAAAGAGGTTATTGGAAACATTATTAAAGCTAAGACGCATAAATCAAGACTCTCCAAAGAAAATAAAGAAGTAAACATACGACTTTATTACGATGAAAGAGGACTGGATCGCTATTATGGTCTCTTAGAACTAGGAGAACTTGGTGGTATGTGGAAGAATGTTGCGGGAAGATATGAAATGAATGGTAAGAAGATATATGCAAAGGAAATATTAAGAAACCCCACAGAATACTTTACTGATGATATAATGGAAAAACTCGATACTATTGCTAAAGAGTATTTCTCTTATGGTTAACGTATATGATAATACTATACCTGATAATATTTGTAAGGACTTAATCTTACTATTTGAAACTAATACAGAAGAACATGAGTATATTGATAAGGATTATTGTCCTTGTTTTACTCAAATGAACCTTAATAAGGTATCAAATGGTATTATAGGGATTCTTACTCCTATAGTACAGCAAGTATATTATCAATACAAAAATGATGTTAAATCAAAATATATCCCACAATTTAAAAAGTTAGAAGAGTTTAGAATTAAGAGATACCATAATAATGGTAATGAAAGATTTGATGAACATGTTGATGTAACTGATTTCTATTCTTCAATGAGAGCACTTGCTTTCTTATTTTATTTGAATGATAATGATGGAAATACTTTATTTACTTCACATGACTTGAATATTGAACCAGTATCTGGTAGAGTAATAGTGTTTCCACCAACTTGGGAGTATCCTCATTTAGGATTACCACCCAAAAGGAATTCAAAATACATTATGAGTACATACTTACATTATTGTTAATGGAAAGAATTGAAACTACTATCCTCAGAAATCTAATATATGATGAGGATTTTTCACGTAAAGTAATTCCTTTTATTAAACTTGATTATTTTGAACAGAGAACTGAAAAAGTTATCTTTGAAGAGATTAGTAAGTTCATTGTTAAATATGGGAGTGCAATTACAATTGAAGCATTAGCAATTCAGTTGGAAGATAGGGATGATTTAAATGAAAGTGAGATAAAAGAATCTAGAGACGTTGTTTCTTTGTTTACTGATAATTCAGTAGATGGGCAGTGGTTGGTGGATACAACTGAGAAATGGTGTCGTGATCGTGCTATATATTTGGCATTGATGGAATCTATACAGTTAGCAGATGGAAAGGATGAATCCAAAGGAAGGGATGCTATTCCTAGTATTTTGTCTGATGCTTTGGCTGTTTCTTTCGATAATCATATAGGGCATGATTACTTAAAGGACTACGAAGAGAGGTATGAGTCTTATCATAAAAGAGAAGAAAGAATTGAATTCGACCTCGATCTTTTCAATAAAATTACGAAGGGTGGCATTCCAAATAAAACACTCAATATTGCTCTCGCTGGCACTGGTGTTGGTAAGTCTTTGTTTATGTGTCATGTCGCAAGCAGTGTGTTACTCCAAGGCAAGAACGTATTATACATCACGCTTGAGATGGCTGAGGAGAAAATTGCTGAAAGAATTGATGCTAATCTTTTAGATATTAATATTCAAAACATTACAGATTTACCTAAAACAATGTTTGAAAAGAAGGTAAATAAACTTCAGAAGAAGACTCAAGGTACATTAATTGTTAAAGAGTATCCTACTGCATCTGCACATTCAGGACATTTTAAAGCATTATTGAATGAACTTTTATTGAAAAAATCATTTAAACCAGATATAATATTCATAGACTACTTAAACATATGTGCATCATCAAGGTATAGAGCAAATAACAATGTCAACTCTTACTCATACATCAAGGCGATTGCGGAGGAACTTCGTGGTTTGGCTGTGGAAGCAAATTTACCGATTGTTAGTGCTACTCAAACTACTCGTTCTGGTTACGGTTCTAGCGATGTTGACCTTACTGACACTTCAGAATCCTTTGGACTCCCTGCTACTGCTGACCTTATGTTCGCTCTCATATCTACTGAGGAATTGGAAGGTCTTAACCAGATAATGGTTAAACAGTTGAAGAATAGATATAATGATCCTACTATCTTTAAAAGATTTGTCGTTGGTATTGATAGAGCAAAGATGAGATTGTATGATGTAGAACAAAAAGCACAGGAAGATATACTTGACAGTGGACA